ATAATAACTGCCGACGGTACAAACCCAACACCGGTAATCGCTTGGATTGCTCCTGCACCCGTAAGTGAAACATCATGTGTAGCTGATCCGATCTTTACTCTGGCAGCCGCAGCTAAGGCAGACATCGCTCCCGCCGTTCCAAAGAGGAAGCCAGCTAATGAGCCAACGGTGAGACCAGTGAGAACTGGATGATTAAATGTTGGAGAATCACCCACTCCCAATGCCTGAGGTAATGTTTGAACTGTACCACCAGCAGGAAGAAATATAACATTCCAAGTCCCTGCTAAAGCTCCATAGGAAGTTAAATCTACTGAAAGGGCAGATGTGGATGTAAAGGTTACATCGTCAGGTTTAATTATTATTCCATTATTATCAGAAACAGTGACAGAACCATATTGAACACCAAGAGTATGGGTTACTGTCAATATTCCAGCAGTTAAATTTGCATTAGTAAATGTAGTTAAATAATATGGAGAACCACCTGACGTACCAAGAGTACCTGATGCGTCTGTGGTGACATATCTTATTCCACTACCTGCTAAATTAAGTGCTTTCAATCCACCTGTATCCATATTTTATCCTATAATGTAAAAGTAAATTTGTAAGTAAGAGTTATCGCCATTCCTATCCCAACAGTCACAGTATAGAGTGTACGGTCAAGTAAAATAGAATCACCACTTCCTGCATAATATCCTACAAGCCCAACTTCATTTATTGTAATGGCTGCTCCTGTGTTATTTGAAAAAGAACGATTAATTATTATTTCAAAAACACTTGCGGATGGATTATTTAAAAATGCAGTCGTAGCAAAATGATAAACATTAGTAATAGTCTGAGTTGCCAATTTATAATCACTAAATGCTGGTGCTGTTGTTCCAGTACCAATTTGAATTCCATAAGCAGTAACATTTGCGGCGGCGATAACGGACAGAGAATTATAAGAACCGGCTGTACATAAAGTTCTTGCGGTATTCGACGCCGTATTAACTCCTAAATTTATTGTAGCATTAGCAAATAATCCATATAAAGTATGCATAAAATTAGAAACAAAAGAATGAGCTTCTTCAAATGGTCTTCGCTCAATAAGTTTCCCATCAGCCGAAAATATTTCTAAACCAATAAAAGTTTTCATGTGTTTGTTGTCCATGTGTAATAGAGTGTTACTGCTCCCAGATGAGCTACAGACATAGAAAGTAAAGTATGATCAATACAAAAATACCGGCCTGTTCCCGCATATATTGAGTACAAAGCCACTTCTGTGATATTTAATGTTGATCCTGTATTATTTGTAAATTGTCTCTGTCCGATAATTTGATAATGTGTACTATCAGGAGAATTTAAACTCCATGTCATTGTACCATGAATCACATTAGTTACTACTTGAACTCCTAATTTAAAGTCAGATAATGAGATCATCGGTGTAAATACATCAGTTGCACCTGCCCCTTCCGTACCCAATGCTTCGGTTGTTGTCATAGTGGTTGTTCCCACTGTGGCAACAGTATGTATTCCATTATTAGATGCACTTCCAGAAATAGTAAATCGTTGCCCAATAAAAAATCCAAGAGTTGTAAAATTTGAACCTGTGGATGTAATTGTATTTCCAACAGAAGAGAATGAAATATCAGTCCTACTAAGAACCGCTTGAGTTCCAATCAAAATTCCACTGGTTGTGGTTGTTCCTGCATTCATTTTTAACGGAGTATTAGTGGCATCTACTGTATTTGCCTCTCCTGGTGTTGGACCAGCGGCGATCACTCCTGCTAAACTAACCTGAGTAAAACAAGCATAGAGCCACTTTAGCCAATTCTGTGTAAAAGTATTTGCTGCACGGGGAGAAATAACTTCTATAAGTTTTCTATTAGGGTCAAAAACTTTCCCACTAATCATTGGTCTGCTGTCATACATATTATTAGGGTACATGTGTGAGGACACATGTTGCTGTTTCATCATCATTTCGTACCACCTTTCCATATTCAGGATTTATATATTTAGAAACACCACCAGATAAAATTGCTCTTTTATTTGGTGCTTCTGTAGTTATTTTTAATACAAGTACAGAAGGAACTTGTGGATAAACCACTTGTGGCACAAGCTCATTTCCAGGTATTCTTTTTCTATAAGATATAGGCATTATAATCCCCCACTATGCTACTGTTATTCTATTTACATAGCCACTCATAGTAACCAAATTCGCCGCATCAGCAAAGACAGTTACTGATAAACTGTTTTGTAATACCAAACCGGGGATAGCACAAATAAGACCCGCTTTAGGAGGAACAACTATTACAATATTATGATCTGGTGCCGTTGCATCCCCAAACTCAATTGTAACAACATGAGAAGCAGTATCACTATTAAAAAGCCAAAGCCAAATCTCATCAAAATTTGTGGTTCCCGCCCCCGCTTGATGAAAGAGTGTCCCAAGTGTTGCAACGGCCACAACCTTAATTCCCATTCCAGTAGTCGAGCCAGAGGGAACAATTTTAGTAAATGTATTAGCCATCTAAAAATACCTCCATACCAATATAATCAGGTGATGACATAGTAGGTGTAACAGTACCACCAGCGGGAAGAAATACTACTCTCCACGTTCCTGTTAATGCACCATAAGAAATTAAATCCACAGTGAAATAGCTTGTTGAAGCAGCACTGAAATCTATTTGATCTGGAATAACCACTTTTCCACTATTATTTATAATTATAACAACCCCATAAGCCACAGTAAGATTATGTGTAACTGTCAAAATTCCTGCGACTAAATCGGCATTGATAAAAGTAGTGTTATAGAATATACCTGCACCCACACCAAGATTTCCAGCAGCATCTGTAGTAATATACCTTACACCAGTACCAGAAAGTCCTGTCAATTTTAAATTAATAAATTGTGGTGATCCTGATACACTAATATTCTGAGCTGCATCCAATGTTGAAGAAGAATAAGACAAGCTTGTTCCGATTGATACTATCCCCAACACACCTGCTGCGGCTTTTATAATACCAGAAAGAGAACCAACTGTTAGACCGGCAAAGGTTGGACTATGTGTAGTTTCCAAAGAAAGATTTGCCCTAAGAGAGGTTGCACCAGTATAAGCAAGACTTGCTAAATTTTTTGATCCGTCTGTGACAACTGCATTGGAAATAGTAAGTCCAGTAAGAAGAAGCCCCACATGGGTAACAGTTGACCCAGTAGTTAATCCTGATATATCAGCTTGAGCCAATGATAAACTTGATTTGAATGTGGCATAAGTAACACTTGCTAAATTCTTTGAAGCATCAGTAACTACAGGAAGAGAAGCAGTTAACCCTGATAGATTCAGCCCTGCAATAGAAAGTGAAAGTGTGACTGGAAAATCTGCATTTACCAATGCTCTGAAGGATGGCGCAGAAACCGCACCCGTTGTAGGTCCGGCAAATATTCTATTTGCTGTTTGGTTATCCAATCCAAGTGCTTGAGTAGATAATGACAAAAGGTTATTCTCTGCATCATTTGATAAAGTGATTGCGGGGTGCTTCAAAGAAACAGCACTTGAAATATCAGTATCAGTGTTTGTTCCTGAAACAAGATTTCTATTGGCATCACTCATTACTACTTTTGAGGTTGATAGACCTGAAAATGTGCCTGATGCTGAAATTGTTATACTGCTAAAAGAAGGGGAATCGCCTGATTGATATCGTGTATTGATAGCATTTTCTAATTCATCTATTTTACCTGCTGTCAACACTAATGCAAAATAATCACCGGCAATCCATGACTTGGCAATAGTTCCTTCTTGTGCTCGAACAATATTGAACGTATCGTCAGTATTCAATGTTGCGGTAACAATTTCTCTATTGATATCAGACAATGGAGTTGATGATGCTTGGCCCCACAAGACACACCTAAACGATCCCGTTGCGGGGAAAAGTGAACCCTTCCCCGATGCTACTGTTAATTCTAAATCACCAGAACCGATCCCGCTCACAGCAAGTGTGGTTGAAGCATAATTTTTATTTTTCAAAAAGGATGAAACACCACCACCCGATGCAGATTTATAAGCCGATGCCATGTTCCACCAACTGATACTGGAACTAGTCCAGTCTGCACTATCGGCCCCAGCAACAGCAAGAATTCGATCTTGTGTCGCCAAGTATGTCCAGCCACTATTGGTAGTTTCAGTTTGTTTGGTATAATCTTCATCGGCGGTAATTGAAGTATTTGATTTGTCAACAATCGCGCAGAAAATAAGTTCATTGGCTTCTGCTGCGGTGATACTTACAGTTGCACTTGTTCCAACACCGTTATTGATATTGAATGTGTCAAAATCACCAACACCAGAATATTCGTGAACGGCTATAGTTATATAATCTGCACTATTTGGTGTGACTGTGATCGTGAAAGCACCAGAAGCCGTGGTCACATCACAATCAAATAGATGTGCATAATTCGCCCCACCTGAAGACCGCTCGTTGTAAGTGTTGGGAGGGCTTTGATTGTCTGTTATGATAATAGTTTTGGAATACCAAAAACTCACAGCAACAATCAATTTGTGGCCGACAATAGGGGTAACATCCAAGGTTATATCAAGAGAAGCACCGCTATCTGGATTACCAAGTATTTTTGACTGAACAAGTGAGATAGACATTCCTAAAACTGACTCCTATTCCTAAAAATCGCATGATTTTTATTTTTCAAAAAAACGATCATCAATCAATTTCTGATAATTAAGTAGACTGTCCTGTAATTCTCATAGTGATTGAGTTTTTTGCGGCAGCATCGGTTAATGCTAATGTCAAACACAACCATACACCCTGTGAATCGCCGGGAGTAAGATTTCCAGAACTGGCAACCGCTTTTGCATTATTATCAAAGGCTAACCCATCAGGAGCAGTAATTCTATTTGTTGATGTATCGGTATCATTCAATGTTGCAGCCAATGCAAATGTAATTTTACCTAATACATCTGTCTGTTTTATAATCTGTGCAGAAGTCAATGCCAATGTACCGTTTATATTTTTTGTAAAATATTTTTCATAATAACTTTTTGAACCGACAGTAGGAGTTGATGCATTATAAAAAGGTCTTCGCACTGTTGTGATTCCAGGCTCCATTGTCATAATAAGAGAGCTATCACTTGTCTTGAAAATAGTTACTATTCCCGTTGCTGGTGATGCTAAAACCGATTTCATAATTCTTTCAACAGTATTACTACCAACAACTGGTGTTCCACCAGATAAAGTTAATATTTCTGACTGAATTACACCAGCATTATTTCTACTGGTAACAGTCAAGTCCATTGTATCACCGCCATCTGATGAACTTACAGATATTGTACCAGAAGATGCTATATCCGTAAAATCTATTTTAGTGGTCAAATCAATCGCACCACCTTGTGATCCTGTGTCAACTTCTCGCATATTTGCAGAACCATAATCTAATAATTCACTTGTAAGAACGCTCATGTCTTAATCCTCCATTCCTATATTTCCTCAACTGTGAGTTGAGTTTTATGATAATATATATAAGGCACAGTATTGCTGGCCTTTGAAAGTTTCCATACAATTTCATACGTTCCTGATGTAATAGTCACATCAGTAGTTATCACAAGTGTTGCTGTATTTGAACTAACCTCTGCAACATCCTCGGCTTGAACGATGGTCCCATTACTATCATTAACCCATGCACTTGCAGATGTAGGAACCCATATATTATCATTCTGATCTCGAATAGATATTGTCACTGGTCTTATTTCATTTTGATAGAACGTATCGTAGGACTTCAATCTATTGTTCTCCTATAATGATTTTTTTTTTCCAATTATCTTCCGCCCATAGTGGTTGAAGATTTGTATAATGAAAACATTTTTTCTGTTCATCTATTCTTGATAAATCAAACTTACAACAAGGAATAATATGATCAATATGCCATTTACCATAGTTTTCCCAAGTCATTCCGAGTTGAAATTTCGTTTCTAACCATTGCTTCAAAAAATCCACAGAACACCCCAACAATTCTAATGTATGACCAGACTTCCAGTTTTGTTTCAATGCTCTATATATTCTGCTTCTATAATATTCTCGTATCTTGAAATTCAAATCAATACTCTTTCTTCGTCTACTATTATAGATATGGAGATTATTGATTTGTTTTTTATGTTTTTCATAATACTTTTTATTCCACTCGGAATGTTCTTTTTTATGATTTTGATAATATTTTCTTGAACTTTCAATAAAAGATGTATTATCCTTTTGTCTTTTTTCTCTTATCCCTTTGAGACAACATTCTATACATATTTTTTGCAAAGAATATTTCTTATTGCTCGTCTTATAAAAATATTCTTCTGTATAAGGGTTATCAATTTCACATCTTTTACAAATCATATTATTATTTATATTTTTCCCTCGAATGCAACTTCTTTAGCAATACCAAAAAGTCTACCCAAAAATTTAGTTCCAAGATCGGGTATTCTGCCACCATAATCTTCACTAAGAGCAATGCTCAATGCTTTCATCTTTGTTTTGCTTTTCTCTCCCTTCCAATTCGCAATCATTTCCAATATGGCCTGTTTAGAAAAATCTTTATACATTGTTCCGACAACCACTTCTCCGATCATTTCTAAAGGAATTTCTCTAATCTCAAAAAGGTCACTTCGTGATAGTAAATATTTTCTTACTGCTGCTGCCATAAAAGGAAATTGTTCTACTATTCCTTTATAAGTAAGTGGAATATTGCCCTTCGTCCTTATCAGAGTATTGACCCATTGTTTGACAAATTGCCTTCTATTGTTACGATTTATATATGACAGATTTATAGCAAGCAAATAGTTATGTATATGACCAGTTTTTGGATGCTGGCCTTTCACACCATATAACATGAAAATGAGAGGCTCGGGGTCGTTTTGAAATTTCTTATATTTGAATTTATATATATGACCACTCTTGAATTTGAAAGAACCTTCTTGTGGCCCCATTCGTCTTGTTATCATAAATTTTATCCTAATTTTTCTTCTACTTCATCCTTGCCTTTTTTCAGTTCTTCTTCGTATTCTTTGTCTATTTCCACCAAGGCGGCTTGAAATTCTCCCACATGGGTCTTTTCTTCTTTTGCCACATCTAAAAGCAATAACTTTATTTTTTCATTTCCCGTTGCTTTCGCCATTTGCTCATAGAGGTTAATGGCATCTAATTCAGCAAGAATGGATATTCTCATCATTTCCTTATCAGAATTGCTATCAAGTGGAATCTTAGAAAGAAGTTCTGAAAGCATCCTGCCCTTTTTACCAGCCAAATATTTTTCCGATATATTCTCAATATTCATTTTAGAATAACTCCTTCTCTGTAATTATCTTGAAAATCAAGCCACGTTTCCTACAAAAATCATTGGCCGCATGCCATTTAGCAGTATTGCGAGCATACATCTGGCTTTCATACATAACCGATTTGAGTGCTTTATTCGGTGATGGTTTTGGAGGATATACTTCTCTATATGGTTTTATTTCCACCACATAGTAAATTTCATGCCCATCATTGTTCTTTACCACCATTGTAAAATCAGGATAATATCTTTTCCATTTCTTTGTTACAGGATCAATATATGGTATTTCCAAACCCTCAGAGTTCCATTTAATGACATTGGGATTATTATCAACCCACTTCATAAATGAGCGTTCCCATTCACTTCTACAAATAGGAAAATCTTTTCCCGTATACTTACTCAAAAATTTTGGCTTATACACCTTATGCTTTTCAGCATCAAACACATGGCTCATGAAACTCATTTTGCCCTCATTATATTGATTTGGTTTGTCAAATCATTTCTTTGTTTCTGAACATCAGATAATTCATCTTTAAGAGACTGATCTTTGGGATACCTTTGTATTTCTCGTTTAAGACTTTTCTCTCTATCATAAAGTCTTTTTTCGTCTTGTTGTAAAAAGTTTTGGTCGGCCTGTTGTTTTTGTTGTTGAAACAATGTATCATTCTGTTGTTTCTGTTGAGTTAAATTTTTATTAAGTTGTTCAAAACTTTTTAATACTTCTTCTTTTTGTTGTTGGGCTTGAAGAGATTTTTCATATCTACTATCAAACGCAAATATTCCACCAATCAAAGCCAACGTTAAAAGTATAATCCCAATATTTTCTTTGAGTTTAGAAAGAAATGTTCCTTTCTTTTTCTTTACCATATCACACCTCAATGATAATAACCAATTTTCTTATTCTGTTTATCAAAGTCTATAATATATTGGTCAACATCCTTTGAATTACAATGTGGGCAAACAATCCCGGGCTCCATTCTTTTGACTTGAAACTTTTTTCCACAACTATTACATTCCATGTCCGTATCTTCAGTAAGATACTTGAAGATTATTTTATCCATTTATTTTGGCTCGGTATCATAAGAACCACACTTCGGGCATTTTACTTCATATGTTCCCTTACTGATTTTCTTCTTGAACTCTCTGCCACATTCCATACATTTCATTTCGGTAACATCGGATTCTTTTGCCTTCCATGCTTTGTGTGCGGATAAATCTTCACCCAAATATTTATCTACTATTCTATCTATCATTTTTTCACCACTGGTTTCATTGGTTTTGGTGCTGGTTTTACTGGAGGTTTTGGTTTCGCAGCAGAAGTCTTCACACCAACATCCCCTGATTTACATCTTGGGCATGATGATGGTTCCGGACCTTTTTTATTTCTTCCACCCCATTCATGATCGCAATGATAGCATACATTCTTTTCCTGTTCACTTAAAAGATGTTTATCAACTATTTCTTCAACTGCTTCGCTTTTCTTATGGGCCTGTTTCCACATCCCATAACATTTTCCCGCAGCCGCTTTATTATCAGTTTCTCCTTCATCCATTACCTGTTTGATACATCTGCTGATATACTCTTCTTTTTCTTCGCCTGCTTTTGGTTCTGGCATATTATTTCCTCCTATACAGTAATATCTACATTCTTTTCGGGTTTCATCGGCCCTCTTCTAATCAAACCATATTTTATACCCAATGTTACAAGACCATACCAATTATCTTTGACAGCATTCAATTCTTGTGCTATCCTAGTAGCATTGGGAAGATGGGGATTCATGTCTGGATGAGCCATTTTTAATAACTCACGGTAAAGTTCCTTTGTGGTTGCTACATTCTTTTCAACCAATGGTGGTATTGAAAATACTCTCAATCGTTCTGTTATGTTCATTTGCTCCACTCAAAGAAATTTCCTTCTTTATTTTTTCTTACAAGAAAACTATTATCCAAAAGTATAACCCATATCTTTTCAAATTGTTCCCTTTTGACATTCTTAAATTCTCCCGTAACCATTTTCCAAACATCTTCTTTTTGAACCATATTATTCGTTAGATAGAGTTGTGATCTAATGAAAGCCATGAGACGATCATCTCTCATTTCTTCTATTTCTTCATCCAATATATATGAAATTTTTTTTACAATATCCAATATATCTCCTTGAACAATTAACATAGTTTCACTCTATCTTATTTATAAAATTTTATAAATAAGATAGAAGAGTTTTAAGAACAAACGACTAACAAGAGGACGAAATTTTGTTCTTATGTTATGTGAGGAGGAAAATGTTATGGCATTACCAAGTCCACAGTTTGCAACACCGATTACATTAGAATTGGTGCTTTCAATAATAGCCATCGCTATAAGTTTTTTTGGATTATTATGGACACAATTCAAAGTATTGCTAGGAATAGAAAGAAGATTGGTTAGTATAGAAACAAAAACAGATCTGTGGTGGGATATAGTATCCGATCAAGCAAGAAAAATTATTAAGCAGCCAATACATTTTAGAAAAGATGATTTGCTAGACAGATTTCCGAACCTCAATGATGATGAATTATGCGAATTAAAAAATATCATTGCTACGGAAAAGCATGAACTTGAACCAAGCAAAGACCCAAAATTAATATCATATGCTATATGGACAGCGCGAATAGAAATGGAATACATGAAAAGAGATGCTGAAAAAAGAACATCAGGACGAAGAAAAGTTGTTTGTTCATGTAAAAAATTTATTATCGGTGACTGTAATAAAGAATAAGAGGAAAAAAAATAGAGGTGAAAAAATTATGTTAATTAATGTTTTAGTATTAATATCAACTGTATTTGGATTCATGTCACTATACTATGGATTTAGAAACTGGGTCTTAATCAAAAGCAATAAATTATGGAATGCATCATGGGCTGCTTTTATTTCAACTGCCACTCTCATAGGTATTAGAAGGCTTTATTCGTTTCAATACGAACATGAACATATGTTAATTGAATATCTTTTGGTATTAGCAATATCCATTGGAGCATTCACATTTGCTTTAACAAAAAATAAATTCTTTGAAAAATATCTACGAGATATTAGAGAAGAAAAGGCAGATAAAAATTTCAGAAGAAAAGAAGAACTCATAAAAACAAAAGAAGAAGGCCGAGAAGAAGCAAATATAGAAAGAGAAAAAGGAAGAGAAACAGAAATACAAGCGCAAGAAAAAGATAGAGAAGATAAAAAAGAAAGAATTACAATGAGAAGAAGTAAGAGAGAACAAGAAAGCACAGATAGAGGAATAGCGAGAGAAGAAGAAAGCATTACAAGAGAAAAAGAAAGAATGCAAGAAAGAGAAGAAAGATTGACAGAAAGAAAAAGAAACATAAAAGATAAAAACGATCTATGAGACTAAAAAAATATTTATCAGAACAAGACGGTGTATCTTCGAACCCCAGCAATCAAACATCTGGTGGCTTTGCGAATTATGGTATGGGGGCAGTTGCATATAAGCCAAAGGATCAAATCGACAGAAAGAAAAAGAAGAAAAAGAAAGAACCGAAAGAAGTTAAAAAGCCATTAACATTTCGACCAATAGCAGATACATCAGGAGAAACAACTGATAGCATGAGGCAATACTAATGAGGCTTGAAAAATACATGCAAGAGCAAATGGCGGGTGGTGGTGGAATGACTTCTGGTGGAATAGCTGGAGGAGCAAAAGGTGGAGAAATTGGAAGTGGTGCCACAACAACAAGCAAGATAGCCAAATTTTATCCTTACTACATTTATAATAAGAAGAAGAAGAAAAAAAAATTATTGAGTAGGAGAAAGGAAGAAATGACCATGACCAAGGAAGAGAAACTACTTTGGGAGCAGGGGCATCAAGTTGCTAAAACCATTCTTACACAAATTCATTCTTTAGATAAGTGGGCATTGGGAGCATGGGGAGCACAAGATTTTGTATCAACAAACAATCCATCAAGTCTTCAGTTTAGAGTGAATGGAGCAAAATTCAAAGGAAAGGTTGTTATTCATCTAAACGGAAAGGATTTATATGATATAGATTTTGGTGTGGGAAAAGATTTAAAATGGGTTTCAAAACACAAAGAACATGATATCTATGCTGAAGATTTAGTCAAAATACTTGATGACTATATTGAGAAATAAATGAGACTTAAATATTATATAACCGAAGCAGATGAAAAAATTAAAGTCGTAATTCTCACAACAAAGAATGATGAAAAAAAAGAAGATTCTGGTGGGGATAAACTCTTTGACACATCAAAGAAAATCAAAGAGTATTGTGAAAAGAAAAAAATAAGTCATTATGTATTATACGCCGAGAATGCATTCATCAATCGAAATAAAGATGATATGACCGTCCATAATTCCGATGACAAACAAGGATTTAAAATACACAAAAACAATACAGCAGTTGTTGTTCGAGGAACTTTTGATACACTATCAACTGGCCTTGACCTTCTTTCCAGAATGGAAAATGCTGGTATATTCTGTGTAAATGGAAGAGAAGCAATAGAAATATGCTCCGATAAATATCGAACAATTCTCGCCATGGAAGACAATGAGATAAAATGCCCCAAGACAGCAACGGTAGTGAATAAAGATGGGCTTGGGGGCGCATTTAAACGAATTGGTGGAAAATTCCCATGTATCTTAAAAACCATAACAGGATCAAAGGGTATTGGAGTGTTTTTTGCGGATTCGTGGATTGGCATGAATTCTACTCTTCAGGCAATGTGGAAAGTAGATGAAGAAGTACAGATATTGATGCAGGAATACATTGAAGCAGATTTTGATATGAGAATCCATGTTCTGGGTGGTGAAGTCATAGGAGCAATGAAAAGATTCAAAATAAAAAATGATTTCAGATCAAATTATTCTCTTGGTGGCAAAATTGAAGAGATGAAAGTAAATGACAAATTGAGAGAATTTGCTATCAATGCAGCGAAGGCAATAGGGGGAATATGGGTCGGTGTAGATGTAATGGATGCAGGAAAAGAGGATTATCGCGTTATCGAAGTCAACTCTTCACCAGGGACAGAAGGAATAGAAAAAGCCACCCATAAAAATATAGTTGGAACAGTAGTAAAGTTCATAACCGATAAGAACAATTGGGCTGATATAAAAAAGACAGAATGTGGTTTCGTTGAAAAAATAAAAATAGAAAAAACAGATAAAGAATTTGATGCCAAAATGGATACGGGCAATAGTTCTTACTCTGTCATTCATGCCAACAAATGGAAAATAAATGGCGATAATATAAGATGGGAAATGTATGGAAAGAAATATACCGATGAATTAGACTCCATGAAAGAAGTAGAAGCAGGAGCGACAGAACATAAGAGAGAAGAAAGACCCGTCATAAAGTTGAATGTAATTTTCAACGGGGAAACATACAAAAACGTTAGATTCTGTCTATCAGATCGAGAAGATTTTTCAACTCCTGTATTGATGAATCGCCAATTTATTAGACGGGCTGGATTAATAGTCAACCCATCATTGAAATATGCTCTATCGGAAAAATAATGAGACTACAAGAATATCTTACAGAAAAAGAAGAAAGGAAAGTTGTTGTTTATAACATAAAGAATGTAGATCAGCTTCACCAAAGAATGAAAGAAATGAGCGTGGGAAATGAGTATGCATGGATTGCCCACACAGTCTTTGGTATGACAACTCTGACCGCATATAAACGCCCAAGTCTTATACCATATATTGCGATAGGCGATTCTCCCATAGCATTCAAAGGATTTTATCAGAATGGAGAGTTCAAGGATTTTCCTACTGCTCAAAAAATCAAATACCAGAATAGTAATATGGGATCAGAATGAGACTCAATAAATATATAACAGAAGAAAAAAAACTCAGTGTAGGTCTTATTCTTACAGATGGAGAAGTATTTCTCGCCGTTAGACCTACAAATGGATTTCTCTATGATATGCCAAAAGGAATGGGCAATCCAGGAGAAAACCCTGTTGAAACTATTGTAAGGGAGTTCAAAGAAGAAACAAACATTGACATATCGAGATATAAATCACAACTAACCCCAATGGGAAAACATTATTATACAAACTATAAAGACGTTGACGTTTTTGTCCTGAAACTTGAAAATCTTCCTTCAATATCTTCAATGAAATGCACTTCAATGTTTCATATAAGACCCGATGAACTCGCGCCAGAAGTTGATCAATTCCATTATATCAATTGGAACAATTTGAAAATGTTCAATTCTGGTATGAAAAACATTCTGGAAAAAGTAAGAGAAAAAATAAAAAACCCATAAGCACTTTCGCACCTATGGGTCTAAAACCAGCCTATATATTTCTTTATTTTTTGGTTGACGTTGGAGGGACAACCTGGGATGGCGGCGTCTGAATGTCTGTAACTCTCAAACGAACATCGAAAACATTGCCATCATGGACAAATCCTTTAACTTGAACAATCTCGCCCATCTTCATATAGAAATATTGCTTCGCACCCCAAATGCCCACACTGATACCGAATAAGAAAAATATCAGAGTAATCAAAGCAAACTTATTGACAGCATTGCCGATTTTTGACAACATTTGATTTTTTTCCTTTTCTACTTTTGGGGCCAATATTTTATCCGTATTCTCTTCCATTTTGTTCTCCTTTCTATCTTCACTCTGTGAAGGTGGCCAATTATATTTTTCTTCAAACTTATTGAAAAGCGGGATATCTTCTGGCATTATCATTCTCCTTTCAACATTTCTTTAATGGTATCTTTCCAATAAGGCTTGATTTCTACCACCCAATTTTCTCTTGTGCGCAAATCAGTTCCTTTTTTATGAATATATATTTGCCCCTGATTTCTTCCCGTTCCAAATTTTTCATATCCGATATTCAATTGGGCATCGTATACTTCTCTGTTGATAAGAACACCTTCCCACAAAAGACATTCAATCCTGTCAATTTTTTTATATGCCGTGATATATTCATAATTCATTTTGGGTATCATATCACGAGCAGTAACAATCTTATCTTGTTTCTTCATAAATTTTATGAATTGATTTATTCCATCTTCAAATTGCTTGTCATATTTCAATTCAGTATCCCAAAGATTGTCCATCTTATTCTCCTTTTTATACTTCCAAATCCAACTTCTTTTGCTTGTCTTTTATTTTCATATAAAGGTTCATTGTCTGTCTTGCATATTTCTTTGCTTCAGGATTATTACCACCTTTATATAAAGCAAGAGCAAATAACATATCGCCATCGGCAATCAGCAATTTTTCGTTCAAAATTCTGCATCCATAAAGAATATCAACATCGGCATATTCTTTTGTTGCCCATGGTGTTTGCATCAATCCCTTATATCCTTTATTGGATACAGCATTATATTTGAACTCGGATTCGGTATACATCAAAGCGACAATAAGTGTGGGATTCAATTTGGTAATTTTTGAAACATTGGCTACAGAAGAAGTAAGTTCATTGATTTTATTTATAGGAGCATTGAGTATATAAAGGGCCATTTTTGCTTCAGATACAACAGGGTCGTGATTGAGTATATAGACGGGTACTGGTAAGACTTTACCGAAATTATGGCCTGAATAGAATAAAAAGGTAAGACTGAATAACAATAAAACAATTTCAATGAAAACAAATGCTTTTGGTTTACCTACCATTATCTCTCCAAAGATATTTTTTGAACCTCATAAATAGAAAAATCATTATACTACAATATAATTATAGCATAGTGGAGAGTAATTGTAAACATAAAATATTAATGCTGAACAAAAAGAACATCAGACCTTGTTTGGCAAGCGGTGCATGTTTCCCCACAAACCACCTTATTTCCTGGTTTGCATGGACAAACAAAGGCACCTGTTTCTCCTGCACGAATGTTTATTTCTTGTTCTGGGCCAAAGTTAACTTTACCACCAACAAAAGAACTTACGACATTGAAATTAGGAAGAGATTTAATCTTTCCAAAATCCCATATATGTTCTGTTTTAGTATATGTATAGAATCTTACATCAGGTCTTTCTTTTGCAATTTCAAACCACATATCAAGATATGCTTGAGAGAACATATCACCTGATTCATGAATTCTGACAATATCTCCTGATTCTAACTTCGATAATATTTGTTTTTTCAAAAGTTCGGGGGCTTCTTTAGCAAGTCTAAAATTTCGGCCTCGTGCTGCCCTGACAGCAGGATATTGTCTTTCTGCTTTTCTAGCATAGCAGAATTTAGCACATTGGGAAGAATTTGGGCAACTCTGTATAGCGGGAAGATTGAATATTTTTATCTTCTTGGATAATTTCAAATTTCCTTTAGACATAAAAACCCAAAGGTCTTCAAGAGGAATTTGTTCTACAGGAACATTTTTATACTTCACTGCCATTTCTTTTTCTCTTTTGTCCACTTCTACCAAAAAATTTTCATATCGCATAGTCTTTCCCCCAATATAATCTATACTTATTTATAAAAAGGAACGACTATTTCTTCTCAAGATTGGTGAGAGTAGCGACCATTTCTTTCATTTCTTTTTCAATTTCTTCAAGAGGACGGGGTGGTGTAGTATCAGGAACATATAAATTCTTTTGTTCTACAACTCTACCAGGAAGTAATTCTATTTCCCAATTTTCGATTTCAGCAAGGGGAACACGAAAGACGGGGCAGAAATGTGCGGAGATTGTAGTCTTGGGTTTGAAATTTGCAATAGCAATTGCGGCTTTCTCTAACATTCCCATATAGGTAGATTTATGGTAAGAAAAGGCCCCTTCTTTATCGAACAAAAACTTTTGATATTCTTCAAGTGTTCCTTTCTTATAGATGGGTTTACTTTCGGATAGAGGAATGCGTTTTCTTTCACTCCATGGTGGGTTATAATTCCAATCAGCATCATGTTTATTCAAATCATCTATTTGCGTTTGTAAATTATTATAATTATCTGTAAGTTGTTTCAACTTCTTATCGTTTTCAAATTTCAGGAATTTATCAAACCCCAAGCCAGAAATGAATTTGAAGGTTAGGCTTGATTGGAAATAACCATTATTTCGTATATAGACTTGATTGATTTGAAGAACGGTATCTTTAGGGATGGTATCTATATCCATTTTACTCCATCCCGTATCAACAAATTTTACATCTTCCAACATTTTTATTTGTTCGCCAGGAACTACAAATTTGAGTTTCATTTTTATGCCTTTCTTAAATCTCGTTTACCAACACATCTTCTTCTTTGACGAAGAAATTTTTTCCAGAAAAATTTTATTCTCTTGAAACGACCATCCCCATTGAATGTCCATCCCGGTGCTTTATGGTTTCTATCTCCTATCATGTTTTCCTTGGTGAGGTCGGGGGGAATCGAACCCCCATGTGCGCAGGGTAAGAGCCTGTTACAAGCCAATATTTGTTACGACCTCATTATATTTCAAACAAATCTTTTGGTAATTTAAACTTTATGATCGAGCCTAATTTCACAGAAAGAAAAAAACAATATTCATTATTCGAAACCAGATTTCCACTACATGTTACATAATCTTTATTGGAAGAAAATATCTTTTGGTATCGTGTAGAAGATGTTAAATGAAACTCTCTCCCAATATATTCTTTTCGTTTATCATAAAAACCATCGGAGAACTCTATATCTTCTATAATTACTGTATCACCATGTTCGAATTTCATTCTACTTCCTATTCAGATAAGCATTTATATTTTTCAATTCTGTTATTGCTTTTCTTGCTTCATACATTGAATTTATATATTCACTCTCTTTGCGATATTTGATATATTGAAATAATTTCTTCAATGTAAAAATAAAAAAACATATACCGATAATAAGATATATAATCCCCATTGTTTTTACAATTATGGGATTGGGATTAGTCAATTGTGGAATATTCGCTATCATAAAATTTTTGGTACGGGATGGTGGATTTGAACCACCTACCTTTCGGGTGTAGGCCGAATGTTCTTCCCAAGTGAACTAATCCCGCATTATTTTAATACAACCATTTTTCGTTTCTAAAATCACCATATTCTTGAACGGCACCATAAATATTTTGAACTATGTCTGTTCGATGAACCATTATTTTACAAGTGCCATAAAGCAATTTTCCTTTTTTCTTTTTCGAAGAAAATTTAGAATACTTATTTATAATTGATTTTCTTAAACAACTTTTCGGCAAACACAAAGCATTACACCAATATGCTTCAATATCAGATATTGACATTCCGTTATTATCATAAGCATTTATTTCTAATTTTATTTCTTCTATCCGAACATTATAACATTCCATCAAAAACTTCAGAAAAAATTTCAACATATTAACATCTGAATTTGTAAGTATGACGGAATTTTTCTTTTTAGAACCCTCACCCCAAAACAACATACATCCAGAAATATGTAACCAATTCAATTCCTTTGCTTTTTGTTTTCCCTTATTTTGGCACTCTTCTCTTAATTTTCTAAATTTATCTTGAGCGAATGTATTACCAAAATGTATTAAATTTTTGTTTACCAACTCTTTTTACTCCAAGAAATATTTCGTTCTGTCTTTCCTAACTTTCGGCCTTTTCGTAAACCCTTGGCCTCTGCTTCTTTCAGACAATACTGGCAGGGGTCAAGAAAATAAACACCATTATCCACACCCGTTGCTGTTTTTGGTTTTCCCAAATCCCCGCTACATTTTGAACAAAAATAATTCATTTTACTTTCCTTTCTTTTGGTGCGGAATGTTGGTTTCGATCCAACTACCTTTGCCGTGTCAGGACAACGCTCTCCCAATTGAGCTAATCCCGCATTATTCTATTTTGAACAAATCCTTTGGAAAAAAAGCAGGACGAATTACTGTAAACCCTCGCGCTATCAGTTTATCATATTGTTCATCGGTCACTTCATGGTCAATATAACCATACTCATCAATATTTTCCATCATTATTTTTGCTTCATAAAGACCATTATTAAAAACTTCTCGTAAATCCTTTACGGCAGCAATTCTCAATTCAATTTTTTTTGAAATTCTGCTTTTGGCTGAAGGCAAATAAAATGAATTATCCTCTTCATCTATAATTTTGAACCCAACATAAATTAAATCATTTTTTTGAATATCGGTCAATTCAGAAACAAAATAACCATTGTCTCTTATGCTTTCTGCCATTTCTTTTGCTTCTTTCAAACCAACAAAAAGAATAGAACGAATTTCCTTTATGATTGTAATAAATCTTTGGGAAACATAATCATGGTCTTTTGAGATTTTATAGTTCATATTATAATTATATCAGAGTTTTCAATATATGTCAAGAAAAAAGTTTTACATATATATCAATAAGTTATGGCGGAGAGAATGGGATTTGAACCCATGGGAGCATGGTGACTCCACCTGCTTTCCAGACAGGCACCTTAAACCACTCGGCCATCTCTCCGAATTTGGTCAATAACTTTCACTTCATCTATCCAACACGCATCAGAGTATATTGATTTATGAGAACCATTATGCTCTATAATGTATTGATGATTATCGAGTAATTTTTTGGCATCATACGTAAAGGCAACTACATGATCTGGATAATCAGAAAATCTAGCAATGTATGTATTGTTTTCTCTGGTCGATAATATATCTATTTTTATTTTATCCATCATAATCTTTTGGAGGAAGGGACAGGATTCGAACCTGCGGGGCTTTTACACCCAAAAGTTTAGCAAACTTTCATCATAAACCACTCGATCACCCTTCCGAATTTTGGAGGCGGCAGAGAGACTCGAACCCCCGCATTTTCTGTTTTGCAGACAGACGCATTACCATCTTTGCTATGCCGCCTTAATCTTTTTCCATCCTTTCTTACCTATGACAAACCCAGTTTCTCGCAACCATTTTTCCCAATAGTTTTTCACAAAATCCCAATCTTCAACTTCAGAACTTGTGAAACCAAGAAATTCATTTTTGGATTCATCCCAAGAAGCATCATGAACACCATATGTTTCTTCCAACCAAGTCATATCAGATTCAGAAACTATATCTAGGAAATCCTGAAAATCCATCGAACAACTAACAAGAGGAAGACGATATGTTATTTCCTCGTTTTCATCGTGAAGCACAAAATACTTCATACAATTTCCTTTCCTATATAATCCGCCAATAATGCTAATATGTCACCATGGCATCCTTTGGGTTTACACCAGCACCCCAAAGTTTTATCTTTCAATTCATGTAAATCAGCAAGAAGTTTTTCATTCTTCATTATCCATACTTGATATTTCTGTAATACCTTCTCCCTGTTGCCGTCTTTGCCTATAGCAAATGGATTGCCCCATTTACTGGGCCTTCCGATATATACATCATATGCTTCTTTTTTACAATGAACTACTTTTGTCATTTTTTCTCTTATTGTATATATCAATATTGCTTTCTAATACTTCACAATCGAGACTTTCATTTGGGTTGCACAAACTGCAAAGAACCGATGGATACCTTCTTATAATTCCTTTCCTACATATATGGCAGAGAATTAATTTATCTCTCTTCTTAAATAAATGTCGATTATCAATTGCTTCCATAATACCTTGGAGCGGGTGGAGGGACTCGAACCCTCACTAAAAGGGTGGAAGCCTTTCGTGCTGTTCCGTTAAACACTACACCCGCTTATATCAAACATCTCATTAGGAAGTTCAATAAGCACCTTCAAATCATACGGTGATATATACCACTTGCCAACAAGATAATCCGCATACTTTACTATTTTTAACTGATGATAAATTTTTGTATAAGATTCATCAATCGTCCTGTATTCAATGTAATATACCGTTTTGGAAATCACCTTATATTTTTTATTCAATGGTATATATATATTTGCCTTTACTATTTGATCGTCATTAAATTCTACATATGGGCCGCGCTTACCAACAACAAGACGATCATAGCCTTTGCAAACAAGCATATCTGATTTTGTATGGAAAAGAAGGTCTTCATTCTTCTTTATGTATTTCAAATAATTAACAAGTTCCATTTACCACCATAAAGTCTGAAACCATTCTCCGAATAATTTACATCCCCTTTGAACTCTCTTATGATTTACATCAGGGCCATACCATTTATCATCATCCGAAGAAATTTCCATAGCATAAATCATATCATCAAGAATTTTATGCCATTTCTTTCTTCCAGCATCCCAATCTTCATTTGTAACAGAAGGAGAAAAACATCCAGGAACACCAGGAGAAATTTCTCTATATTTTTTCAATCTTGGTAGAGTAAATTTGGCTACATACAAAAATAAACACCAAGTTTCGCGTTCATCAAATCCCCATTCTTTTCTTTGCTTCGCCCATTCAAAGCGGCGGTCATCGGAGTGACTTTTCTTACCTAATTTTCTGTTCATATTCACCCAACTTACAATTTTTACTTGAACATATAGTCTTGAATTTCAAGCAGTAAAACGGTTTCAATTCACCAACAAACATTCTATCTTTTGGATTACACAAATTAACCATCTTTTCCCTGAATGTAATTCTCTTTTTCATATTCACCTTTTTGGCAGGAGCAGTAGGGATTCGAACCCTAATCTTTCGGTTTTGGAGACCGATATTTTTCCAATTAAACTACTCTCCCGTATTTGGTTGCGAGTGACAGGTTCGAACTGTCGTATAACATGGTTATGAGCCATGCGCCTTACCATCTTGGCGAACTCGCAATAAATTTTGGAGGAAGGAGTGGGATTCGAACCCACGGAACTTTTACATCCATTAGTTTTCAAGACTAACACCTTAAGCCACTCGGCCACCCTTCCTTAATTCTGGTAGCGGAGGTGAGATTTGAACTCACGTAGAATTGGTTATGAGCCAATGCTGGGGGCCAACTCCAGTCTACTCCGCATCAATTTCTTTCTTGTGTTTTTTATACCACGATTTGTAAGGTTCTTCTTTTAATCTGCTTTTGCTTTCCTCATATTCATTCCAATGCCTTACAACCGTTTTTTCTATCTCTTCATGAAGTGCTTCAAGTAATGATACACACCACCAATCATCTAAACCATCAATAATTTCCTTTGCTGTTTTATTAAAATCAGGAAAGCCTTCACCTTCATCATCTGAAGCCATAGCAATCAGATCAAAATCTTTTGTGTTTTCATATATGAACATTCCCAATATTCTTTGGGGATGTAACTGAATAAAATGTTTACTTACTTTTTTCATAAAATTCCTTTGGTAGCCCCACCAGGATTCGAACCTGGGTCTATCGGTTATAAGCCGATTGCGCTACTCGATTGTGCTATGGGGCCATTATTTTTTCTGTCTTGCCAATTCCTTCTTTGTTTTTTTCTCCCACGGTGCTTTTGTCTGTAAAGAGCGAATCAACCGATCATTCGGTTGCGGTTCATCATCTTCCATATGAGGGCATTCAGGATTGCTATTCATTCCTTGACATTGCCCCATACAAGTTTCTGGTTTGCATTTTTCTTTTTTTGCTTCTTCTTCCAGAAATTCCTTCAACATTTTAGAAAATTTAGAAAATTCTTTGGAATGAACCAATGGATGTTTTTTTCCAGAATGAAGTTTCTTCAAAAAATTTTCGGCATCCTTACCATGCAATGTTGTCATATATTTTCCTTGGAGCCACCGAAGAGATTCGAACTCTCATGAATTGGGTACGGACCAATCATTCTTCCTGTTGAATTACAGTGGCGTGTGTCCATTTTCCTTCTTGTTTTGTTTCTACTTTTATATATTTATCGTTTACCCATTTTTCAACTTCTGCAAGTAATTCTTTTTCTGTTTTATGAGTTGATAAATATTTTGATGCTTCCAATTTCAGCCACTTTTTGAATTTATCGGTATCAACCAATCGTCTGAATGCATTCTTTCTATTTTGAAGTTGACTTCTCTCTTCTCTGCTTTCTCCTATTGCACCAGATTTTTCGTGAATTATTCTTACTCCACTTTCCACCTTATTCTGGTTCTGCCCACCTTTGCCACCAGATCGAAAAGTTTGAATTTCAAAATCTTTTTTGGTTACAGAGAATAACAATTCTTTTTTCATAATATTTTTGGTGCGCCTGGGGGGATTCGAACCCCCAAAATCACGGGTTTGAGCCGTGCACCTATACCTGATTCGATCACAGGCGCATATTACCAACTATTCAATTCAATTTCTGTGCGGTTGTTACATTTCGGGCATACGAAATTTACCTTAACCTCACCATGATTACCACATCTATCACAATCCTGGCTCATTCCTTGCCAGTGAAGATCATTCTTTTTTACTGCAACATTCTTGTTACAGTGCCCACAAAAAAATAAAAGATGTTTTAGTATACCTACATATCTCATAACATTTTCCTTTGGTGCGAATGAAGGGATTCGAACCCTCACTTTACAGGGTTTAAGCCTGTTGACTCTACCAGTTGGCCCACATTCGCATTATCAACTTTCTTCAATGTAGAATAAACCAGTTTATTGTATAACCTATAAGTAGCAAACCAAAATTTGATTTCCATTTTGTTTACTCTTACATTATATTTTTCTCCTATGAAAAATGCAACTCCTGCTGATCTTGAAATTCCTGCTGCGCAATGAACATATATTGTATTTACTCGATCATCCAGGTTGTGCAAAAAATGCACTATCTGCTTTGCATGATCCACATTGAATATAGTATATTCAGTTACCAAATCAGGATGAGCATCAATATGCCTCTGATCTATATCGTGAAACCGCAATCTCAAGATTCTATTTCCCCAATCAGGCAAATCAACATCAGAGTTTTCGGAGATAGAAATCATAGCGGTGTCTTTTCTTACAACCGCCTTCTTCGCCATTTCCTCACCGAAGAAATATACTTGCTTGATCATTTGATTCTCGTTTCCCTTATTTCAGTCTTTATTATATCAAAAATCTGAAGACATGTCAAGAAAAATCTTTCATAATAATGTCAACATCTTATAACAAAAACCCCTTTTGGTTTATGGTGGAGGAAGACGGATTCGAACCGCCCTCTCAACCTCTTCAGGGTCGCGCTAATCCTAATCAGCTATTCCTCCACAATTCCTTGGGGTGAGAGATGGGATTCGAACCCACGATATGCACGGGCCACAACCGTGCGCCTTCGACCGCTTGGCTACTCTCACCATAAACTATTTTTTTATCAACTCGCAAATTTCATCCAATGATACTGGATAAAAATTCCAAACATCCACCCCTACATTGACTGCGTTTTGCACCATCTTGAATAAATCATGAATATGGGCGCATAAAAATATTTTTGTTCTATCCAGGCAACTTGCAGCAGGATCATGAACCAAAACAAAATCGCCTTTGAATGTATTTATTTCCAATGCTGTATGCACAGTACGAAATCCCATATTTACATAGGTGAAAGGTTTGAGGGCATCGTGATTGCCCAAAATCAATATTTTGGTCCCATTCATTTTGCTGATATATCTTTCAATATCGTGGTCTCTTTTGCTGAGGGAAATATCACCAACAATATAAATGGTATCTTCCTTTTTTACCCGTTCATTATGCCTTCTGACAATCTCACGATTCATTTCGTGTATATCTTTGAACGGCCGGTTACAGTAGTGGATTATTCCACCCCTTTCGTTCATATGATCAAAATGATAATCTGCTGAGAAATAATACATATAAACCTTTCTGGCACCCCTGGCAGGATTCGAACCCGCAATGCTTCGTCCGTAGCGAAGTGTGATAATTCCGTTTCACTACAGGGGCAATCTTTTCATTCCAAGATCATCCATAACCCAAAACCAAATTTCAGGTTCTTTATAGGCATATTCTGAAAAATATTCTTCTGGCTGTCTACCATAAATATTTACAAACATTTCTCTTTTATTTTGCCTATCTATTATGGTTATGCAATTTTCCCTGGATTTTATCCTTTTCATTTTATAATCAAATCATCTTCAACAACATATCGTGGTGAAAGAGGATCGGTTTCTTCTTCTTTCTTTTTCTTATCGTCTTCTTCTTTCTCTTCCGAAGGATTATCAGGACTATCACCTTCTGCTGGCGTCATCCAATTATTATCCGCTCCTTCCTGTGTTTCTGGTATCTCTTCTTCCTCTTCTTCTGTTTCTACAGTCTCACCATCTGCATCTATATCTTTCCCTTCTTTTCCTGCATTGTTTGCTTCTTCCAGACAAGCATGACACGGTTTTATTGCGATACCGCCATTTTCGCTCTCATCTACTTCCAAATCCGCATTGCATTTATCGCAATAATACATCTTCTCTGTAGTGCATTCGGTGCATAAGTCAACCCAAATACACATATCACCCCCATTATCGGGTTTCATTTCAGCATCCAATGATGTTCCGCATTTATTACAATACAACTCAAATTCCAAAGACATTTTGTATTCTCCTTTATATAGGATTTTCTATTTGTATTATAACACAAATTGAACGAATTGTAAATATAAAATGGTGTCCCTGGAGGGAATCCAACCCTCATCAATTCTTTAGGGGAGAATTATCCTATGCGTTGAACGACAGGGGCAAAAATATGGTAGGGCCAGAAGGATTCGAACCTTCAAAAAAAGTTTAGAGGACTTTTGTGATAATCCATTTCACTATGGCCCCAGAAATTTCTGGCTGAGAGGGGTGGGATCGAACCACCAACCTTTCGGGTCAAAGCCGAATGTCCTGCCAGTTGAACGACCTCTCAATAAATTTGGTAGCCATGGAGAGATTCGAACTCTCAAAAGACTGCTTCTAAGGCAGTTCCCTTTGCCAGTTAGGGTACACGGCCAAAACTTTTATATAAGTATTTTTATTTCAACTTTTTCCAAGCCGAAATATTCTTTGAACTCTTTCATAAAGGTTTTAAGATGAACATGAAGAAGTTCTTTTCCTTTCGGATCATGTTCAACATCAGGACACCATGGAAGAGAAATTTGAATATGCGGTTCTTCCATATCTATTGCCTTTTGTAATGCTTCCATTGCTTCCCGAATTTTTTCATCCTTTGACTTCTTCATCTTTTTCTTCGGAGTTTCTACTACCATTTTACCTATCATACATTTTCCTTTCTATAATAGAACCAAACAGCCTTCAGGAAATATTACAGCCAAATGATTAGGAATTGGTTCATCAAGAAGAATTATATAAAAGTCAATAATATTTTCGGTTGCCTTTCCTAAATTCTTTCCTGTATGACCATCAATATCGGTTCCTGTATTTTTTATTTCAACCCTATCATTTACCTTCAAATTTAATTTCATAATTTTCTCTTTGGTAGAGCATATCAGAATCGAACTGATGCTTTTCGGCTGAGAACCGAAGATTCTTCCATTAAACTAATGCTCCAAAATTTTTGGTGGGACCAGCGGGAATCGAACCCACGTATTCACAGGTTAAAAGCCTGTTGCAATGCCAACATTTGCTATGATCCCAAAGGTGTTTCCATCTTGGATAGAGTACCCTACGGTGTTAAGCCTGTGTTCAGCTAGGCCCCGATACTATCTCTATTACTCGGTACTGACATACCGCAAGATGGAAATTTTGGTAGTCCCATCCAGATTTGAACTGAAGTCCATCGCTCATCAGGCGATTGCACTCCCAATTGTGCTATGGGACCAAATTTTTGGTAGCCCCAGTCGGATTTGAACCGGCGTTTCAAGATTGAAGGTCTTGCTACCTACCATTAGTAGATGGGGCCAAATATTTTTGGTCGGGGTGAAAGGAATTGAACCTTCATATACTCGGTCCCAGGCCGAGTGGGCTGCCAGTTTACCCGCACACCCCGAAATTTTTTATCCTTCTATTGCTTTCCTAATCTCTCTATCGCATTTTGCAATAAATTCATTTGCAGATTTTTTAAAAGCATCTTCCATCTGATCAATTATCTGTTGCTGTCTTTGGTATCCCTCCCAATATCCTTTAATATACTCTTTGGTAAAAACAGATTTACAATTCAGACAATGAACCTTTTCTAATGATTCATGAATCTTACCATAAGAACCATAAGGTTCATGAATTTCTTCTAATGTTTTAGCGCAATTCGGGCATTGACTATAAATGCTATCTTCATCAATCATCTTTATTTTCCTTTATTTCACCACACTCTTCCAAAATGCGAAAACTATCCATCCAAACAGTATCAATCAATCTCATTGCTGTTACCATATCTTTGACACCACTGATAGTATTAGGGTTTGCTGTTATCGTACAAATATGATGAATATGTCTTATCAATTCTGCTTTTGTTGGTTTTCTCATTTTACACCCTTTCTCATCAATCTTATTTCTTTATGGCGATGCCAACGGGATTCGAACCCGCATCTTCTTCCGTGACAGGGAAGTATTTTTCCGGTTAAACTATAGCACCATTATCTTTTAAGAAATTTTAACATCGGTTTCCTTTCTGGTGGAGGCGGAGGGATTTGAACCCTCAAAAATGCGGTGCAAGCGCATTATGATCCCAGTTTCATCACGCCCCCAAATTCAATTTTATTTGAGAGTTGTCTGTCTCTCTATGGACTTTGAGCACATCTCATATTCTGAGCAACCCTCAAATTTTTCATATCTGGTGAGGAAGAGAGGAATCGAACCTCTATGCTTTCGCAAGTGGGTTACGGCCACTGGGACTCACCACGCTGTCCGACTTCCCCAAAATTTTTGGCTCCGATGGAGGGACTCGAACCCCCAAAAATTGGTTAACAGCCAATCGTGATGCCATTTCACTACATCGGAAAAAATGTTGTAAGGGAAAGAAGCAACGGGAATTGAACCCTGTTCGCTCTCTCTTTCGGGAGAGTAAGAAATGCCGAGCTAAGTTTTGCGCAAAACCGCCACGCTTCCTACCTTGTTTACTTTCCCCTAACTCTTGGAGCCGATGGAGGGAATCGAACCCCCAACTTACTGCTTACAAGACAGTTGTTCTTCCGTTGAACTACATCGGCAAAAACATCAAGCGTTTAGAATCCATCCTATCCATGCTTATTAAGGGGATTTCACGTTGTTCTATTAGTAAGTGGCCACTTACCAACATCTATCCCAAATTTTCACATACGGGAATCGAACCCGTATTCCGCTTGTCTACTCTTAAATTTTTCGGGTATCCTGTTTGGTGGCAAATGCCTCCAACAGAATTGCTCCATATTTGTGTCTCTAAATTTGCTCGAATCGAACGAGCATCACGGGTTGCAATGCCCGTATGTTACCGCTACACCACAATTTAGATTTTAGCATGCATTCACAAATATGTCTAACAGTCTCCGAAGAGACACCCAAATTCGTACCTACTCGGGGATTTCACTCTTGTTCTACATTTAGAACCATCGGGGAGATTTGAACTCCCGACCTGTTCAATTACTTGAACCCTCTACCAAACTGAGTTACATTGATTCTATTTGTATCTATCCTTTTCGGTTTATCATAATGGTCTGGGAGGAAGGGATTATCTCTCACCCTTTTTGCTCTAATCGGCCTCTCACATTAATTTATCCATGGTTATTAATGCTACCCACCTACCCCCCACAATTTTATTTTTAGGGATGGAATTTAATTGCTCCAATTGTGTCACGCCATCTATTCCGAGCGACAACCCTTAAAATTCCCGATAATGGGCAGACCACACAGGGACGGAATCAAACCACAAAGGATGTCCATTACCGATATATCGTTATAAATTCGCTGACGCGGGATTTAGGGTATCTTGGAAACACCGCGTCCTTTGTCCTGATCGCATTGCGAAAAAACCCCATGCTCGGTTTTTATAATTTCCGCTTTCTATCAGTAATTCCAAGATTAATATTCAGTTGTCAAAGATCAATTACTCATTTTCAGTCTTTATTATATCAAAAAACTGAAGCCATGTCAAGAAAAATCTTTCATAATAAAATCAATAACTTACCTTCTTATTACTGCTTTCCCTTACCCATGGTACTCAAATAAAGACAATTTTAAACTTGTGAAACAAAAAACCCCACTTTGATTTCTCCAAGAGGGGTTTTTCATCATCTATTATATGGGAAATTGGTTTATCCTTTTTCCCCCTCTTGTTTGCCTGTATCTGCTGTTTGTTCTGGTGTATTTTTCGGTTTTCTAATCAGTGCAGAACAATTGGATGATAGAGAAAACTCTCCCTCTAAATTATTATAATTCAAGAGGGTGGTGCAAATTGTATGTATTCTCGCTCGACTTTCCATAATTATTCCCGTAAGTTCTTCTAAAATCTTCCTTGTTTTTTCGTCAATGATTATTTCATCCATTTTCAATTATACCATATCTATTTATAAATGTAAACATTCTTTTTTGTCTTCTGGTTCTTCAATCAATATTCCGATCATTAATGCCAATTCCGTTGGATTAACTCCCGACCCATCAAGACTTTTGAGAGGTATCATATAAACATTCACATCTTCCTCTATTATGCATAACTATCGTCATAATTTCCAAACACATTTATAGTTCCATCATCTGGCCCATTAAATACTATTTCCGCAGTAAGAAAATCTGCCGATTCGGGACTTGGAACAGGCATTACATATTTGCCCGTTGAAGTCAACCTAATGAAATATTGACTTGCTACACTTGAAGAATTTGTTTTAATAACATAGTATGCGCCAGAAGGCGGAACGGAAGCAGCAAATAAACTATCAGATGCTTTGAAAAAGAAATCAACACTCGATTCGCTACCTTTTGTATAATTCACATACAGATACATTCCAGAATATCTAACTATATTATATTGAATTTCATATGTGCCTGAAGAGGGGTTGGTAAACGAAACCAGCACCCCACTTTTTACTGAATTACTAACCGTTACTGGCATAATATTTCTCCTATATTAAGTAATTGTAAATGTTTGATCATTTGATGTTCCACCACCTGGAGTTGGGGTAAATACAGTAACGGCAACAGTTCCAGGATCGGCAACATCAGCCTCAAGAATTGATGCTGTAAGTTTAATAGAACTAACATAAGTTGTTGTTCTGTTCGAACCACCCCACTTTACAACAGAATTGTTGACAAAATTTGTTCCATTGGCTGTCAATGTAAATGATGATCCACTTGCTCCCGTTGTAGATGGTGTTATACTATCTAATTCAGGAAGCGGATGATCAACCTCAAATATCAAAGAACCAGAGGTTCCTCCACCTGGGCTTGAGTTAAACACTGTTACAGCATAATTATTGGCAAGAGCAATATTAGTGTCGGGAATTGCTGCTGTCAACTCTGTGGGACTAACATATGTTGTAGTCTTTGAAACCGATGCCCATTTTACTACTGAATCATCAACAAAGTTTGATCCACAAACAGTTAAGGTAAATGAAATACCACCTTCTATAGCACCTGAAGGACTTATATTTGATAATGCAGGAGCTGGATTATTTACTGTAAATGTCAAAGCATCTGATTCACCGCCACCTGGAGCTGGATTGAATACAGTAACATTTACTGTTCCTTCATCTGTAATGTCAGAAGCACTTATTTCAGCAGTTAGTGATGCCCCGCTAACAAAGGTTGTATCTCTATCAGAACCATCCAATTGTACTGTTGAATTATTTTCAAAATTTGTTCCAGAAATAGTCAAAGTAAATGCTACGCTTCCTGCTATCCTGCTTGATGGACTCATACCTATAAGTGTTGGAACAGGATTATTTACCGTGAATACTTCAGGATTTGATAATCCACCACTAGGAGAGGGATTGAATACTGTTACATCAAATTCTCCACCATCAGCAATATCAGAAGCACTTATTTCAGCAGTTAAACTTGTATAACTGACAAAAGTTGTATCTCTATCTGAACCTTCCCATCTCACTACAGTATCTTGATCAAACAATGTTCCACTTACTTCCAAAGTAAAAGCATCATCACCTACTTCGGCAGAATTTGGTGTTAAACTTAAAATATATGGTATTGGTTCATTGATCGTAAATGTTTGCGCATTTGATGTTCCGCCGCCAGGAGTTGGAGTAAATACAGTAACAGCAACCGTTTCAGGATCGGCAACATCAGTTTCAAGAATTTCTGCTATAAGTTGTGTAGAACCAACATATAGAGTATCCCTTGATGAACCACCCCATTTTACTACAGAATTATCGACAAAATTTGTGCCGTTAACTGTAAGAGGAAAGGCAGGACTATTAACCTCTATGTTGTTGGGATCTAAACTTGTAATTGTCGGCCCTGGTGGATTAACAGGATCAGGAGAAATTTCAGAAATATAATTATGTAAAAGTTCATTCAAAAACTCATCCCTGTTGAAAGTACGAGAAGTTGGGACTTCCCAAAGTCTGTTATGTATAATATCATCAGCAATTGTTCTCCATTCCGCTGGTATATTCCTAATATTATTATGAATAATATCGTCTGCTAAATTTCTTATTGTGTATGCCATTTATTTTCTCCCATAATTATTAATAGATGCGTTTCTATATCTATTTATATTTATGGAAAAGAAAAACCCCCATACTGTTTCCAATATGAGGGTTTGGTGGGTTGTTACATCTGTGCTAATTTATTTTTTAGCAGTAGATGTTTCTGATAGACCAGCAAATACGATTGTTCCACTGGCAATAGCAGCAGGATCACCTGCGGTTACTGTGAACTGTGCACCAAATACACCAATGACTGTTCCATCTGTTTCGGAAACAGTTATATTAATATTGGCATTCGATGGCGTTCCGTCTGTGTTGGGTGAACCAAATGTTACTGTTCCTTTCAGTGGGTTTCCATCAGGGTCAGCAATAACTGCTACTGATGATGGATTATCTGAAACGACCTCAACTTTCAATGCACTCAAAACTGCTGGATCAATAACAGGGCTTCCTTCAGCATCCAATACCTGGAAAGATAGTTGAAATGCTACATCGGGCTGTGTGTCTTTTACAATATACATGAATTTTCCTCCTTTTAAAGTATACTTTGATTTTCTTCTGTGGAACTCTTCTCCATTAAAAATAATAGTTCCGAAATTAAACATAAAAGGTATGCGACTCCACATTTTCTTTTTCCGTTCTTCCAAAAATGAATTTTTCTCCATTTACATTCCCTCTCTCGGATTTTCACATCCTATAGTTTACACCTCTTCTCCATACATCTATTTAGATGAAAGTATCTGCAAAAGGATTCAAAAAATTTATTATTGTATTGTAATACTAAGGACTTCTGATGATTTGAAGTAATGAAGATTGGAGCGGGTAATGGGAATCGAACCCACCTAAATCACATTGGCAACGTGACACCTAACCACTAGGTTATACCCGCTTATCGTGGCAGGGGGACAAGGAATCGAACCTTGATCTGTAAGTTCAGAGCCTACCGTCCTGCCGTTGAACGATCCCCCTGTAATTTTTCTAATTTCTATCAAGATATATTTTCCAGCAAACATCACAACTGACTTTTGGTTTAATTTTTCCGCCATATCGTGGATGATGCCTGCATTTCAATTTCCCCTCTCCTTCTGGTTTGGGATTATATGTTTGGCATGATGTTATTTTGACTTGTCCCGCAACAAATACATCAGGACAACCTTTAATCGCATCCCAAAATATACATCTATGACACATCTTAAGTTGTTCTTCTTGTATTTCTGTAATTTCTCTTCGGCTTAACATCTAAAAACTCCTTTCCTTTATTTAAAGAAGAGACTTAACCTATATCCCGAATCATTCAATAAATTTGTTTTATTCATTGGAGCAAGAAGCATTTTTATCTTTTCAGTAAAATTGTTTTCTATTTGCTTATTATAATCTATTTGAATAATTCTGTCAAATTCTTTCGGCCAACGTAAAAAAGAAACTTCTTCAAATCCAAAAACATTAGGTTTCAAATAAACTACCTTTGTCTTATTACCATCAACTAACTCTTCATATTTATCTGTCAGCTTGAGATGTTTCAATAAGTACCGATAAGCATGAACACCTTTTACATGCCATGGGGCACCTTTTAAAACCACATTTCCTTTGATATAATCACTCATTCCTCTTATCCCAATATTCATTGAGATTTCTTCGGGAATACAATTCATCAACTCGGCTTTATATGTATTTATCTTTTCTGTTATCTCATTATCTGATTTTCTTTTCAAAATCATTTCCATTATTTCTTTGAGTTTAGGGCGAATGGCTTCTGGTGTTTCTGAACGAATAATTTCCAATCCTTTTGTTTTTATTTCATCTACAGTAGCACCTTCTTCATCAACAATCCACATGGAATATTTTTTCTTCTTTACAAATAATGCTGTCTTGGCAACCATTTCCTGTTTGAATGTTATCTTGAAATCCGTAACTGCTGAATTATAAAATCCCCGCTGTATTTCCTTATATTCTCTATCATTTATATATTCATAAACAATACGGGATACTCTAATCAAATAATGAATTTTCTTTTTTTCATCCAATTCTTGCCAAATTTTTCCGCCAACAACATCCATAAAATAACCCATTTTGACATACAGTGAATCCGTATCTCCATAAGCCACCATATCATTTTTTATTTCAGGATATTCTGTTATGCCCATCTGCCCAAGAACATCTTTCATTTCCTTATTTTTTGCATATATCCCTTGCTGGAAAAATTCATTGATAAATTTTTCTCCATATCGAACAGTAATTCTACCACAAGAAGCAATCGCTTCCGATAGGTTGACGTTAAAGTATCTCGAATATGGAACTGCTGTAATTCCAAATTGAGCATTCATTACAATTTTCAAAGAATTTTGAATTGAGTTTAATTGCTCTATTCTTTCCTTCGCGTTATTGAGATTTACATCACGCAATTCTGGAAGAGACTGTTTTACTTTTATCATTCTCTTCTTTGTGTCTTTTCTTATATCGAAAATGCTTCTTTCCAATTTTGCGAGAACACCCTCTGGTTTGGTTCTGAATACAGAACCATTTGGGGCAACAGCCAATGCCCGTCTTTCTAAAAGAGCATTGAAGGTAGATAGTTTTTGTCCTTCAAATATATCCTGCTCACCGTTCAATTTGGTTATGGTAAATGATGGAAAATTTCTGCTCACCACATAAAAAATAATCTTGTCTTCTGGTATCCCTGTAATGCGCCCAAAATAAGTTTCCTTTGACATATTGAGTGCTATAATATGGGTTGGATAAGATGATGTAATATCAAAATCACAAATCCAATCATACATTCCACTTTGCGGTTCTTTGACATAAGCCGCTTCAAATGTCTCCTGTTTTCCGCCAGAAAAGTGCGGTGCGCACAAACCATTTCTTCTGAAATATGCAATAAAAAGACCTTCAATCAATTGGGTCTGCGCCACATAAAATTTCATCGGTACTTTGCACAACAAAGATAATGATTGAACCAGTTTTATATAGCCAAGTTTTTCTTCCAGTTGTTTCGGCCTGATTGTATCCATTACATTATATTCGATGAACAAATCATGATTTTTATTGTAAAATTCATTCAAATCTTTATATTCCGAATAATCAACTTTACCTTTTTCTAATTCATGTTTACTTACAAAATCAAGAGAATATCTTTCCAGTTTCTTCGGAGAATATCGTTTATACAAATCCATATAATCTAATACGGTAACACCCGCTATATCCAATTTCGCAGGACCTTTTTCCTCTTCCCATATCCTAACAGTATTGATAGGAGACATTGCCTTATATATATTTGTGTC